AACACAATGGTAATAGCCAAATCTATTAGAGGAAACATCATAGCTGGTAATTTTATACCAGGTTGTACCTATACTATTACTAGTGTAGGAACCACAGATTTTATTGCAATTGGCGCTAATGCATCCGTAATTGGCAACGTGTTTGTTGCCAATGCAGTAGGAACAGGAACAGGTACTGCACTAGGAACAAATAACGAAATTATATTGGCAAGCAATCATACAGTCAGCGGCGACATTAACTTTACAGTGTCGCCATTGAAATTAGGCAAATATCAAAATTCACAGTGGTTGCTTACTCAGTTAGGATATATAAACTCAGATGGGACCTGGAATGCTAAAGATGGAGTGGACAGTAATGAAATCTTTTTAGCTGCTACTGGTGTCCAAGACAGTATAATGCGAGATTTTATTCAAATTCAATACACCGAACTTATTAAAGCCGGTGCTATTAGACCAGGAGATGACAAAGAAATAGTAAGCGGTATGCTAGCATTAGCCTATCAATATCAAGATTTAGGTAATCCACAACTTAATCAATCTATCTACAATACTAATGGAACTATAAATTTAGAAAATTATTCAATTGGAACTAAAGCAAATGTATGGCGTAATACTGGGCAAACATTAGATAGCCAAAACAGACCAGGACACATATATTTTAATGGTGGTCGTTACGCTATTAGAACACTTGGCGCAGATGTACCAGAATAAATACAAACATGGCTATTACAAGATATAAAGGGTTTAGCACAATTGATCAGTACAAAAAGTTTAGATTAACTGATCTAGCCCTAATAAAACGCGATTTATTAAATCATTTTGCTATAAGAAAAGGCGAAAAACTAATGAATTCCAACTTTGGTAGTATTATTTGGAATGTATTGTTTGAGCCTTTAACCGCTGATGTTAAAGCTCTAATAGTTGATGATATACAACGTGTTGTAACTTATGATCCAAGAGTTAGAGTTGATAATGTTCTTGTTGACGAGTTTGATTATGGGTTACAAATACAAGTTGAACTAACTTTTTTGCCCGACAATCTTAGCGATTCTTTAATTTTACAATTCAATCGTGAACTTAACAAAGTTTTAGTTGCATAAAAATACCACTTTATAATTCTGATAAATACAAAATCATAGGTATTAAGTATGGCTATAACTACAAGACAAACCAGTTTATTAGTTCAACAAGATTGGACTAAGATATATCAAACTTTTAGAGAAGCTGATTTTCAAAGTTTTGACTACGAAACTCTACGTAAGTCAATGATTGAATATTTGCGTACTTATTATCCTGAAGATTTTAACGATTTTACTGATAGTTCGGAGTATATAGCTCTAGTAGATTTAATTGCTTTTCTAGGCCAAAGTCTTGCTTTTAGAACCGATCTAAATGCCAGAGAAAATTTCATTGATACTGCTGAGCGCAGAGACAGTATTTTAAAATTAGCTAGACTTGTAAGCTATAATCCAAAACGTAGTATTCCGGCTTCTGGCTTTTTAAAATTTGACAGCGTAAGTACAACAGAGACAATTTTTGACAGCACCGGAGTTAATTTATCAAATACTATAGTAAGTTGGAACGATAGTACTAATGAAAATTGGCTTGAACAATTTACAAGCGTATTAAACGCATCCCTGATTGCATCACAGGCAATTGGCAAACCTGGAGCATCTAAAATTTTAAGTGGTGTTAAAAATGATGAATATACCATTGATATTGTTTCCGGAGTTACACCTACCTTTCCGTATTCATCATCAATAGCTGGTGTTACCTATCCTTTTGAAGTTGTTAGTGCAACTAGTTTGAATCAAAACTATATCTATGAGTCAACACCTAGTCCTGCAGGTGCATTTAATATATTGTACAGAAATGACAATCAAGGTAATGCAAGTAACAATACAGGATATTTTTTATATTTTAAACAGGGATCACTTAACAACCTTGATTTTTCTATAACTGAAAGTTTACCAAATAGAATAGTTAACATTAATTTTGACAATATTAACAATACTGATATATGGTTATACTCATTATCATCGGGGGGTAGTTTAAGCACCCTGTGGACACAAGTTCCTGCTGTAAATGGCGTAAACGTAATTTATAACAATACTGAAGAACGAAATTTATATAGTGTTTCATCAAGAGCAAATGATCAAATTGATTTAGTTTTTGGTGACGGGTCCTTTACAAACATACCAGTAGGCGATTTTAAAGTTTATTATCGCGTAAGCAATAATTTGACTTACAAAATAACGCCTGATGAAATGGCCGGGATAGTTATCAACATTCCTTACCGAGGCAGAACTGGCCGTGCAGAGACATTAACAATTAGGGCAAGTCTCAAATACACGGTAGCTAATGCTATATCTAGAGAAAGCCTAGATGAAATTAGAACAAAAGCACCGCAACAGTACTACACACAAAATCGTATGGTAACCGGCGAGGATTATAATATCCTTCCCTTTACAACATTTAGCAACATATTAAAAATAAAAGCTGTAAACAGAACTAGCTCAGGCATTAGTAGATATCTAGACGTTATTGATGCCACTGGAAAATATTCTAGTACAAATATTTTTGCCGAAGACGGCATTATCTATAAAGAAGATTATTCAGAAACTGAAGCTTTTCAATTTACAAGTTCCATTGAAGTAAACGCAATAGTAAGAAACACTTTAAAGCCTTTAATCTCTAGTTTAACAACCAGACATCTTTATTATGATACAGCTACCAGAAACAGTCCTCAAGGACCTACAATTAATGCAAGTAGTATGGTGGTAGGAACAGTTTATAAGATTATCAGTGTAGGATCTACTACGTTTACAAACTTTGGTGCTTCTTCTAATATAATTGGAACAATTTTTACAGCCACAGCAGCAGGCACAGGAAGCGGTACAGTTGCCACTGTGGCAACATGGACACAGATAAGCAATAATGGCAGTAGAAGTGTGGGTACTTTCAATAGTCCTAGCTATACATTTCTTGTTCAAGGGAGCCTAGTAAAATTTATAGCCCCAGCTGGAAAATATTTTGATGCACAAAATCAATTACAAACAGGAACACCTACTACTGAATTCCAAAGAACTATAATTTGGGCCAGTATTATAAATTATGATAGTCCAGGACTAACTACCGAAGCTACCTTAAGTATAGTTGTTCCTACTGGCGCTATAGTGAGTGAAATAATTCCAGTGTTTGCCAATGATTGGTCTGAAACTTTAATTAATAACATTATACTTCAAATTTTAAGCTATAAAACATTTGGTTTAAGATATGATATTCTATCTATGTCTTGGCAAATTGTAGAAAGTCAAAATCTTGGGTCAGGCACATTTAGTTTGACCAATGCAGGAAGTACAGCCAGCACAGGATTAGATAATAGTTGGTTTATAAATCTGTCTTATACAAATGGCGAATATACTGCAATTAATCGTGGCCTAAATTACTTCTTTGAAAGTTTAAGAGAAACAAGATTTTATTTTGATCCAGATATTAGAGTTTACGATAGTAGAACAGCCACTACGTTAGTAGATTTCATAAAAGTTTTAAGAACAAACACTGAGGCTGATTCTAGTGAAAGTATTTTTTATAGTCAAACGTATAGAATTTGGGACAGAACGGTAGGTCCGGACGGCATTGACGATAATAGAAAAATTAAAATTACTTTTCCGGATGAAAATTTAGACGAAGTCCCTGATGATCCTGATTTATTTACTGAATTAGTAGCTCCTAATGTAAATGCTCAAAACAAAAATGTTTATTTTGTAGAATCTGTTAATCAATATAATTTTTTACAATACGATCCAATTGATCAAAGCTTAATTGTAAATGCGTATGATACCAAAAACTCCGCACTTGAAAATATTTCTTTGTACGCCGAAGGCACAATTTTTTATACAAGTCTAGGGGACTCGACTGTACCTGCAGAAGACGGACCTACGTTTTATCAATCAAATGGTTCTACTCTAACAGTTGTTACAAATTATATTGCCAGAATTGGTAGACAAAATATTCAATTTCAATATAAACACAATGCCCCGAACAATAGAAGAATAGATCCTAGTCCGAACAATTTGATTGATTTTTACATTTTAACAAAATCTTATAGCAACGATTATTACGCATACATTACAGATACCAGCGGCAGAATTAAAGAGCCAGTGGCGCCATCAATTGATGAACTTAAAACAGAATTTGGATCAATTGAAGCGTTTAAAACAATCAGTGACAGCATAATATATAATCCTGCTGTGTTTAAACCTTTATTTGGCAACAAAGCTAACGTTGCATTGCGAGCTACTTTCAAGGTAGTGAAAAATCCAAATGTTAATATTAGCGATAACGAAATAAAAAGTCAGGTTATTTCTGCAATCAACACCTATTTTGACATTAACAATTGGGATTTTGGCGAAACTTTTTATTTTAGCGAATTAAGTGCATATTTACATACATCTCTTGTGCCGAATGTAAGTAGCATAGTTATAGTGCCATCTAATGCAGGTAGTCAATTTGGAACTTTATACCAAATCAATGCTGATCCTGATGAAATTTTACTAAGCGCGGCTACTGTAGATAACGTACAAATAATTTCTGCAATTACTGCGGCGCAATTGAATATAACTGGTTAATAGGATAATAAATGGCAGCTTTTAAAACAATTCAGTTCTTACCTGAAATTTTTAGAACAGATACAAATAGAAAATTTTTAAATGCTACAACGGATCAATTATTCAGTGAAACTGATCTGACTAGAATCAATGGTTACATTGGAAGAAAATTAGCACCATCGTTTAAGTCCACAGACAGCTACATCAGTGAACCTACAAAAGTAAGACAAGATTATCAACTTGAGCCTAGCATTTTAATTAAAGACAGCATTACTGGCGAAGTTACTTTTGTTACCACCTACACAGACATTATAAACAAAATTAATTTTTATGGAGGATATGGGACTAATCAATCTAGATTATTTGATGGCGAATACTATTCATATAATCCACAAATTGACCTGGATAAATTTGTAAATTTTTCACAATACTATTGGTTAGAAAATGGACCAAATGTTGTAAATGTCAACGCTGCTACCGTTTCTTTAGAGCAAACATTTCAAATTACATATGATTCAATTTTACAAGCTTACAAGATTGCAGGTTATAACGATGTTTCAAATCCTGTTTTAACTTTAGCAAGAGGCGGATCTTATACATTTACAATTAATGAACCAGGCAACAAGTTGTACATCCAGACTAGCCCGGGAGCGTTAGGAGTTGATCCAAACGCACCTAATTTAACAACACGAACAATACTTGGCGTTCCTATAAATGGCGTTGATGTGGGAAATATTAATTTTCAAATTCCACTG